ACGAAGATCCCTACAAAATCCTAATACACCAGAAGTGCCCTCGGGTGCAATCATATCAACAAAAACTAATTTGTCACCTGTTTCTCGCTGAAATATATCAGGTCCCCAATATTCCCGCGTCTCAAACTCCTCATCCGTCATCCACGCCCAGGTCACAAACCCCGCACACGATCCCCCCTCGTTATGCCAAATCTTATACTGACCACTGTCAATCGCAGGTACCAAACGCCACGCAATCGTACTCGAAGGAAAAGTCGAATAAGGGAGGACCGTGGTCCAAAGATCAACGCAATCGATGAAATCTGCTTGCTTCGTCATAACAACCCCAAATGAAATTACATACAACATACTATAAACCCAAATGAAAATATAGTGGGCATTTTTTAGGCGGTCGTTTTAAGGGGGCAATGAAATTATCTGCGAATGAATTTACCAAACCAATTTAATAGCTGCCGGGGAGAGAACCCACGTCTTTATATAGGGGGTTGGGGGTCAGGCTTCGGTCTGTTGATGGTATCAAAACCTATAAGTAACCCCCATAACATAACTCTGTAGCTTACATGTATAACTTGTAATTAATTTCATTTTACTTGAAATTAACTCTTTACATTAGGTATCGTTCTGATCTATAAGTTTACTTATAGGAACAAGTGGTTTGTTTCTAGTCAACTAAACTAAGGAGAATATCATGGGATATTTGGATACTGAAGACAACGTCACTGAAGCAATCTGGGAGGCATTGCAGGGGCGTATCTCACGCATGATCGATCTAAAGATTGAAGAGGCTGACACAAGCGTCGAGCTTAATTTGAAAGATCATGCGATCGATATCATGGATGTCGTTAATAATAACTTGGATATGGAGGACTTCTCTTCTCAGATCAGATCAGAAGTAAAAGATATTATTGAATATGCATCGATATCAATCGATATCTAAATCAACAGTGGGGCGGCAACGCCCCACCATTTCAACTAAGGAGAATAAAATGGACAAGATTGACACATTAAACGAATTTCTACTATTCGATACACCAGAGGACATGCAAGATTTAAATGCTCGTATTAATCAGCTGAGCGGGCAAGATAAAGTTATTGCAACTCTATTTGCTTTCATGGCCTTTAACCTTGCCGCTAAAATAGCCAAGTCAGAAGAATAATCAAAAAGTGGGGCGGCAACGCCCCACCATTTCAACTAAGGAGAATAAAATGGATTTCGAAAACAAAGTAAAAGATATCGACAAAAAGATTGCCAAGTTAAAGAAACAGAGAGATGCCTTATGTGCTGAAGCAATTGATAAGGACTTTGCTTACTTCGTCCAAAGGACTAGAACGAATACCCCAAACCTATCGTGGTGGCGGGAACAATACCCTAGATCATGGGAAAAATATGTGACGAAAAGTACATATAATAAGTTTGCTTGGAAAAGATAAAACTTGAAGCCCTATTGTGCATGGTGTACAATAGGGTATCAACTTAATTAAGGAGAACAATATGCCTAGAACATCTTTTGGAAAAACTCGTGATGCTGATACACCATACGCAACCTATGTGAACGATCAGGGATGGGTGTGGAAAGTTTTAAAGACCTACAAACATTCGGCTGCAGAAATGCAAGACCCATATGCGAGATGGTTTGTGGCGGCCACATCACCCATGATGCATGATGGTCAATATGAAATGGGTGATACCTACGCCAGGGAAATCACTCAATTTGGAAAGCTCTTGGATGCTGATCCACAGTGGCGCGACGAATACAACGTATAATATAAAACCAATAGACCAGGTCCTTGGACCTGGTTTTCTTTTGCGCTACCAAAACAATAACAAGACGAAATAAGGACAAGGGCGCAAGGCGCAAGGCCACACGATATAACAAATAAAAAAATAAAAAATAACAATCAAGGCGCAAGGCGCAAGGCGCAAGACATACAAGCAAGGCGCAAAGTTTAAGAACAAGGCGCAAGACATACAATTTTATTAAATGTTATTTAACTTGTGCCTGGTCTATATTCTGTTATAATTTACTTACAATTTAACGATATTAAGGAGACAATATTATGAAAAACGGTATCATATACAAAGGTGCAAGCCTCTTGGATGGTAAACCCATTGTAGTAATAGCTACATATTCCGACCGAAACACCAAGACAGGCAAGGTCGTACAAACTTATATCTTGCGCTCGGATATAGATCCGAGAGAAGCAAGCAAGACAGGAGAGGATTTTTCTATTTGTGGCGATTGCACAATGAGAGGTGAAACAACAACAGATCCAGAGCGCAAGATTGCAAAAGGTCGTCGATGCTATGTTAACCTAGGGCAAGGCGTTTTGATTGTTTATAAATCTTTTATCAAAGGTATATATCCAACGGCCAATACTCAAAAGAATAGGAACACGCTCGGCCGTAATCGGTTCGTTAGAGTGGGAACATATGGGGATCCGGCCGCGGTTCCCTCTTTTGTATGGGAACAACTACTAAAAGAAGCGTCCACTTTCACAGCTTACTCACATCAAAGCGGTTGGCGTCCAGATATTGCGATGCAAAGCGCGGATAATAAGCAAGAGGCACTCGACCACTGGTCGCAAGGTCGTCGAACCTTTCGAGTAATCGCGGAGCTAGGACAATTAGACAAAGCAAACGAGGCGCTTTGTCCTGCATCAAAAGAGGCAGGTCGTCGTGTTCAATGTACCGCTTGCAAATTGTGCAAAGGTTCGAGCCTAGGCAAATCAATAGCAATCGTAGAACACTAGAACCAAGGAGCTAGGCGAGCAATCGCCTAGTTTTTTTTGCCTAAAATCTGAGAAGAAAACAAATAGAACCAAGGATCAAGGTACAGGGCGCAACGCGCAAAACAAATAAAAATAAAAGACAAGTATCAGGGCGCAACGCGCAAAGCACTAGAATATTTATCAATTAAAACAGGTCGCAAGGCGCAAAACATATCATCAACGCTCTTGAAACTCGGTACTTGAACCGCGGAGCACCCACCTCGTGCCAAATCCACCCCTTTTTCCCCTCCAAATAAAAGTAGTTGTCGGTCAGAGGCTCTCTTTACTAAGAAGAAACTTGACCCACCTCGTGCCCAATATGCCATGTGCCAAGCGACTTGATGAGGCGAGACGGCGACCGCGTTGGATTTTGTAACCTTGAGTTCTAGCCAGAAGGGTAGACCTTCCCAGACAAGGTGAACGTCTGGAACACCACCTCCATGTTTGTTTTCAATCCTCGTTGCGAAGCACTTCTTCGGTAGGTTTTTTCGTATCGTGCTCCAAAAGTTCGCCTCTTGTCCGCTCATTATTTTTTGCTCCTGTTACATCTTTATATGTTCCCTCGATCTCAAAAACTTGAGGGTATTTTTTCTGTAAATCTGCCAACCTTCCAACAATTTCATCACGAGATAGTTGATCAATTGTGTTCACTTGTTCCCTTCGATCAACAGTTAATCCACCCAAAGCGGCGCGGATTTTTTCTGCATTGATTGCCGCTGAAAATTGCCCTGCTTCCTCGGCTCCACTAGATAGTTGATGAAGTCTCTCAAGTTGTCCAATGGTTGTCACGCCATACCTACGTTCCCTCTCATCCCTTAGATCTTGGATGTACTCCAATACATGAGGATAATCTCTACCATTTAAAAGTTTTGAAGCTTGATTGTTTGCTACATCATGTGAATAACCTGCTTTTCTGGCACATTCTGCATTGGAATATATGCCTTCCACGATGTGTCTTGCAAAAGTCATTTGTCTATTGGTCAGAGTTCGACCATGTTCTTTTTCTATTTTCTTTTTTGCAGAGTTCATTTGATCCTCGTTGTTCTTTAGGTACAAGTTATATCAAAGAAAGAGAGAGGGCAACTTCTCTATATAGGCGTTTTTTCCACGAGAAGTGTCAACAGTGTCAACAAGTGTCAACAGCAATGGGCTAGTTTGAAGTATATAAATATAGATGTGTTGACACTGTTGACGTTGTTGACACCAAATATGAATTTAGTTTTCAAAAAAAAATAAAACCTGTGGGAATACGTCTATATAGTCAACTTCGTCAACACCCCTCTAAAATTATTTCCTTGACCCATGGAGCAAGAACCTGTATCACTTGTATATGCCTGTAATAGTATAATAATTAATTGCAAGTATTTAACGGAAACTATGATACAAAGGAGGTCACAAGATGACACTCACAAAAACTACCCCGACTATATATTTTGGGTTCCCACAATGTGTTCAAGAATGGGATTTCAAAGAAGGCGTGAAAATATATGAGGGCATTCATGTCCCTGATGTTGGTACATGGAATGGATGGTATGTTCCTCATGCAACCAAAGAAGTTCGTGATCAGATTATATCTGACCTTGATATAACCAACGAAGACAATTGGACTTCTGAGCACACCGAGTACTGGAACGACATACTAGCTAATGAGACATCACCCGATGGAGTATATTGTGTGGGTCATGGCTTGTGTTGGGAACGTATTGACCTTGATGATCTGACTGAGGCGTACAAATCTTTCTGTGAAGACGAGGGTTTAGCATGGGTTGATGCAATGGAATATTTGCACGATCCAAGTTTAGTAACCGAGGATCAGTATGCGTGGATCAAGGGATTTTGTGAAGCGTGGGATAAAGTAGAGGGAGGTCAATAATGGAAGATATAATTGAAAAAATGGCAGATGACGCTTGCAACCCTAAGTTTAAAGTTTTGTTTAGATTGGTAGGTAAAAGAGGTTTTGATGAAATAATAAGCAATGAACCAAAAAGCTTTATAATTAAAATCTTAAAAGAATATAAAAACCTAGGCTACAGCAACGAGCAAATAAATCTTTTTTATGGGAGAATAGTATGAGTTTCGAAACATACACTGACGACTTGCAAATACCAGATCACTGGGAATGCACGACGTATGGTAACGATGAGTTACCGAGCTACCAAGTAAACGGCTTTCACATCTGGATGGATAGCCACCACCTTCAAGAGCGTGTTATGAACGCTTCTCGTATCATGGGAACTAATCATGATTTATTAGAATGGTATTGGAGGAGAGAGGATCTCTCTGAGGGTTTTAAATTTTCCGATGTGGAGCATACTTTGCCACCGAGGTTCACTGTTCAAACATCTGACCGATACAATGGTCACAATTCAGATTGGACAAACTTCCATGACAGTTTGATGACTAATAACTTTCAAGAAGTAATCGACTTTGTACATGGCAAACATCTTGAAGCGATGTTCCCTGACTTTGATAACGTGTCTCTATACAATGCAATCATTACAGAGATGGAGCCAGATGGCTTCACACATGGTGGCGTTGAGGGTGAGAAGTGTCCATCGTTGATTAGGTTTAACGAGGAGGACGAAAGCTACTACGAGATCACTGTTAATATGAAGGATCGATCTAAGCTTGAGCGTGATCGTAAAGGTCAGGTTATCAACGATTGGGAAGTTGTCGTGGGATATTTCGACAAGGATCTAGATCCAGTTGAAGCTAAGTTCTTAGATTACAAAACTGTACCTGATGAAGCGAGAGCAGAATACATCAGTGAGTTATTTAATATTTTAAACAAGGAGTATTTATAATGAACCAGACTACCTTACCTAAAGTAATGCCAATTCATGAGGACTTCGAGGGTGGTATCCCTGTTGGATATGACTTGGTTGTTTATGAATATGGACAGAGTACCGAGGACGCATTAGTTCTGTACGGCTTTGATGAGATTGGGTTGTTTGAGGAAGAGTTCAAGAACCCTGCCTATGCCTTTCTTTCACAGGAGGATGTGTAATGCCTAATCATTGTGACCAAACTGTTTATCTTCATGGAGCTAGTAAAGTGGTGTATGAATTATACCAATATCTAAGCCCAGATCTTTGTGATGATCCTCGTTTTTGTAGTGTCATCTCACCTATGCCTCTGCAAGTATTGCTTGATCCTGTGACTAAGAGGATGCATGGGCAACATGAGCTTGAGATCCACTCTGCTCACGAGTGGCGTAATGAAAACTGGAATACCAAGTGGGATGTTTGTGAAGTTGAGATCGAGGACAAGATCGAGTTCAGCGAAGACAAGGACACAGCGTGGTTCACGTTCCGATGTTGGACGGCTTGGGCACCACCTATTCCAGTGTGGAATAAGTTGTTTGCCATGGGCATTGAAGTCCAAGCGGAATACGTTGACGAAGGCGGATGGTTCGAGGGCGAGTATGCCTTGGGTCAGGACAACTGTTGGAGGCCTGAGATCGAGGAGGAGGATGAAGAACTTGGCCTC